ACATTGTCTTCTTCTCGATATGTTGCAATGCGACCGGGATACATTAGTAAGTTCGTAATGCCCATTATTATGAACAAATTCTGGCAAAATTGTTCAGAATTTTGTACATTAAACTCTGAGAAGTCTATATCGTCAAATTCGTCGCTTAGCCAGTGAAAACAAAAAGGCTCCTCAAGAATACATTTCTCTTGGAGCCTCCAAGCATAAAGAAGCGACGCTATTGTTCTTCCTACTATCAACATTACCTCTCTTTAGTCTTCGTCTTCGATTCCTTGCATTGCCATAATTCTCTTTAGTCTTTGCATATAATCATCGTCAAATCTTTTTCTATGCAATTCTCGACCCTTTTCGGTGCTAGAGTAGGCTTGAACGGCGTCTCCTTTCGTTAGCTTAGCTTCTAGTTCTTCTCTTGGAATCGCTCTTAGCATTTCAAGGACAGAGCCAAAGGCTCTTTTAAAGATTGGATATCCACCTGTCGGATCTCCGAGCCACCAGTCTTGCATTTGCCCTAAGAGACCCGAACCTCTTTCCGTATTCTCAACCTCACCTCGTGAACCATGAACAGCTACCAAAGAGTCAAAGAATTCTTCAAAATTGTCAAGGAAGAATAAGGCCTCGTTCGCGCTATGAGGGGCGTTTGAGTTTAAGGCGGTATTCAAATCATCCTTATATAGACTTACCATATATTCAATCAAATCCTCAACAGCTTCTCTACCTAGAACAGTCCACCACCAAAAAGTCCAGCCTTCACGAAGCTTTCTTTTGATTGTTGAGTTGGGAGAAGTTCTCAGAGAAGCTAACTCAGGAAAAGAGTTTCTAGCCGTATGAATCATTGTATCGAGATCTAAGTTAGCCATGTACTTTCTAGTCCAAGACTTAATATCTCTACCGTGAGAAACAGCGTCAATAAAGTTTCCCATAAAGATTCTTAGATTGTCCTCGGACAACTCAGAACCAAGTCTTGTGTTGATTTGTTGATAAACGCCTCTATGACCTTCTCTTAAGAGCTTTAATTTAAATTTCATATCAATAATCCTTTTAGTCCTTCTTCTGGTACGTTCGTGAAAATCTTACCTTCAATTATAATGTCGTATGCCCAGAACTCCCTTAAAACTTCAGTAGATTCCCAGTCGCATACATACATAAGTCTAGCTTTATTAGATATTATTCCAAAGCTAGACTTATTTGGTATTATAGAGTAAATAGGTGAATTTCGTTCAAAATTCACGATATCACCTATCTCAAACCTCATTATTTGCGTACCTCGCGATATGCGCCAACTGTAAATGGCCAAAGAGTTTCTGCAATCTCAAGACAAGCTTCTGCTACTCTCTGAATCTCCCATTGCGCTCCCTCATGAATTCTGAGGTCGATAAACTTTAGGAGATTATTGAGATTCACAGTTCCGTAATATCGAGTGTAGAGATTTTGAGGTAATACACCTCTTGCTTGTTCTCGACATACTCCCGTATCAACTAATCGGTTAAACAACCTTAAAGAGTCTCTATGGTGAGCTCTCACTAGATCACTGGCTTTGAAGTCTGGTAGGTCGTTGTCAACAATTGGATCAATTAGCTCGTCTTTAGAGGCTTGTCTATTTGACTCATGTTGAGTGCGGAAACCTTTAGGAACATAAAACTTCATATCTACCTCAGTATATCGTCTTGAAATCTCATTATAGCTCCAAGTTCTATGTCTGTGGTGTTGAGACCTAATGAACAAAGGCACTTCAAACATAAAAGTAATAAGGTTATGCTCTAAAGTTGAAGTATGTCTATGTTTAATCAAATACTTGATTAATTTCTTGTCTCTTGCATTTAAGTCCCCATCATTATCCTGCCCGAAGGATACTCGGGCAGAATTAACGATAGTTTTATCTGTTCCAATGTGATCTACGAGAGATACACTACCAATTCCGTCGCCATATAAATCAATTTTCATTATTACCTCTTGTTAATCATTTCAGCTAATTGTCGCTTTGCTTTCAATAAACGATGTCTTCCATAATATTTTGAAGAACCCAATCTATTTGATTCGCAAATTTGCTTAGACAATCTTCTAATTTGCTCTGCAAGTTTTTGAGCTTGGATTGTATTTGGAACAGCAGACTCCTTAATAAAGATATATTTTGCTTCTCGAACATATCGTGGAGACTTTAAAGGATCTGTCAGAGGAATCCCTTGTTGGTTGCTACCCTTAAAGAAGTCAATAGAGAATTTCTTACCTCGCTTGTATCCGCTAGGTCTGATCTCTCCACCTTTCTTTTTTGTAGTCCAAACTTTGTCTGGAACATGAGAGTAATAATCTGTTGCTGAAGCCATTTCGTCATGTCCTGAGATAGTACCAGAAAACTCTTCTGATTCAATGGGAACTTGTGCTGGAACAGTGTAAACTGGACCATATTCTTCCATAGGGAACTCAGGGTCTTGTTGTGCGCCTTCAAAGTCAACATAGTACATTGTGTGATCCATTTCGTTATGAGTTTTAACTGAGTGGATAAATGATTCTTGGCCATACTTGTAAGATAGTTTCTTAGCGTCTTCCAAGGTCATGTGAGGCACCATATAAGAATCTTCAGGACCTTCATACATTCCAGAAACGATTCTAAACCCATATCCCATTGAAGCCATTTCTTGCTCAAATTTTTGAGCTCTCAATTGATTTTGTTGAGGAGTCAAAGGTTTAGCATGAGGGTTCTCAGGTGTCAATAGAGCTACTTGATCTACAGAGTCAACATTACCTCGAAACATATTCATGATTCTATCGTACTCTGTATTTTGTGTAGCTTCTTTAAGTACCTCGTTAATGAGGCTTTTTAATAATTTAGTGGTTATCTTCATTGTCAATTCTCCCGTAGACATAATTCTGTAAAACAATGTAAATAGTCTCTCCATTTACAATTATTTGGTGTAGCATTCGGTTTTCAACAATAACCCGATCTCCAATATCTAATGAAATATCGCAATCTCCAGCGATCCCAATTACATCACAAATTACATAAGGCTCTTGGGGTTGTTGAAAATCGTCAGGCATGATAATCAAGGGAGTGTCTTGCTCCTCTTCTTCTAAGATTGGTAAAACATAAAGATGTCTATTCATTGGTGTAAAGTCCATAATTCCTCCATAATAAAAAAAACGTGTTATACATATAATATAACACGTTTTGGTTAGCTTGTCAAGTAATTTTTATTACTTTTCTTCGTGAGCCTTTTTGATCTCTTGAACTTGAGTTCTCACTTCCTTCATTTTCTTGGAAGCTTCCATCAATGCCTTTCGAGCTCTCGGGGCAGCAGATTTAAAACCATAGCCTCCAGCTTCAACCTTGTCCAAATCGTCCAAGATAGCTTGAAGTTCTTTGATTGTTTGTTCTACTTCTTCTCTCATAAATTACTCCTTAAAAAATTTCACAGGATCCACCACCACAGGCAATTTCTCCCGACAGATCTGTTTCATCTTCTGCTTCTATAACTAGATTCAAGTCAACGTTTTTGACCAACTGAAGCATTCTTTCGTACTCTTCTTCAGTACAATCTTCAAAAGGAGCTTGTACATAAGTTCCTCCGTCATACGGTAAAACTGAGAGTCCGTTATAATATTCTCGGTTCTCCCACATCCACTCTCCAACAGAATCCCACTCTTCGTCTTTGATAGAAACTGTAGCGGAAACATTGTGCCCATTAGAGCCTTTTTGGTGTCCACCTTTGACCCATTCATTTGAAACTTTCTTAATTCTCTCAAGCAAGTCATGAGCGCTTTCATGGCGAGTGATTGCGCCTTCAGGAGCTTTTTGTGGAATAGTGATAATCGCAGTGTCGTGAGGTCTAAACTTATCATCTTCAACTAACTCAGGAAGATTGTCTCTAAGATAGCTGTAAATCGCTTCATTTTTTCCTACGCGCAATCTGCGTAGATAAAAGTCATTATGCCACGCATGGATTCCAGAAGAAGTTCCCAAAGTCAAAGAGGTTGTTCCAGCAGGCTTAACGCAAGTGGTTCTAGCTGCTTTGTTGATTCCAATTTGCATTGCCACCCTTCTGTTTTCCTTATTAACTTCTAATGAGGCCTCAGACATATCAAGTTTAAGAACGCCTCCAGAAGCAATACCGGTCATAGAAACGCCAATAAGGGCCTCTTTTTCCGTTGTTCGCTTCCAGATAGGTCTTAGGTAGTGAAAGTCCGTATAAGAGGCTTGAAGGGTCGCTATGAAGCTCGCAGCGCGTGATCTAGCATTTAAATCTTCTTGGGTTTCAATATCAGACACATTAATCTCAACCAAGTTGCAGAATTGGAAAGGTCGGAGACCAATCTCACAACAAGGGTTGCAACCCCAATCTTTGTCGTTTGACAGATAGAATCCGGGCTCACCAGAGCGAGACTCTTCTGTTCTTTTCCAAACCTTCATAAAGGTTTCCTTGTCAATCTTATGACGCATAAGAACTACAGAGTTGTTTGCTCTTCCTCGCTGTGGGTTAAGTTCCCACCAAGCTCCCGCCTTGGCTCCAAGCATTTCTTCATCATCAGCGGAGAAAAGAGAAATGAGAGCAGCCCGTCGAATACCACCAGCCAAAACAGCGTCCGCAATATAGCAGACGATATCATGCACCTCAATAGGAGTGAGTTGTTCACCATCTTCTTTAGCATCTAATAGACCCTCAATTTTTACCAAGCATTCTTTCAGTGGCTGTGGGCCGGGAGCCTTTCCACCGGAAGTAACTAGTCTCGCACCTTTCGGACGGATATCAGAAAAATCAAAACGCAACTTTGAAGAGCCTTTGAAGTAAGATTGGATCAAAGCTTTTACAGCGTCAGCCCAACCTTCAATTGAGTCTCCAATAAGAAAACGACGAGTTCTTTTTGTGCTTGGCTTATGAATCTCTGGAAGTTTTTCTACGTGGTGGTGTTGAACTGAATATCCAACTCCAGTTCCACCTAACAATAAAAACATGATCTCACCAAATACTCGAGGATCATCAATTGGAGCATAAGCGCAGTTAAAAATTCGATTAGGAGAAACCTCAATTGGTTTTCCACCAAATTGCATTGAGCGCATCGAAGGAAGAACCTGTTTGTTAAATACGTACTGATATACTTCTCGAATCTCAGACTCTAAGCTAGGGAACTTCTTAATGTGCATATTCATATTGCGAGTTACCAACTCGTCCCAGTTCTCTCGACGTTGTTTTTCGTCAATATACTTTGCGTACTTCATGTGGACAGTAATGTCCGATAAGATTGATTTTTCCAAATCCATAGTTTTTCTCCTGTTTCTATAAGCTTTTTTTTCTTCTAATGTGTAATATGTTGACTCTTCCATGTCGGCCTCCTATTTTGCCTTTACTTCTGCATATTTTTGCTTTAACACCGCTAAAGCGTCATTTGTTGACTGAATTTTCTCAACACTTTCGTCTCGATCTAAAATCTTGATTGTAACGTCAGTCCAGTCAACAAAAGCGTCAAATACAAGGCCGTCAGGTCCATTTCGGTTCTTTGCGATAAACAGACGACCTTTGTTTGCTTGCTTATCTTGAACTGTTCTTGACAGTGAAAAGATAAAGTCCGCTACGAAGCATTTGTTGAACGCTTCCGAGATCGCTTCCATCGTGATGACTTCCGCGTTGAGTCCTCCCCGATTGGTTTGGCTAGCGGTCCAAATGGGAACTTCATAGGTTTGAGCAAGTCCTCGAAGGCCTTCGTAAGTTTCTTCCAATTCGTGTCGTTTTTCACCTGTACTCCTTGTCGGACGCAATAAGTCCGCATAATCTACTAGAACCATATCTGGTTCAATACCACGCTTCCGAAGCTTCTCAATATGATTCTTGAGAGTTTGCACGGAAGCAGATTTAGTTGGATATTCTTTAATTATAAGAGTACCATCTATATCTTCAATTTTTCTTAAAATTTCTTGTTTTCTCATTCTATGATCTTGAAGAGGAACGTCAGCTATACAACAGTCAAAGCGTTGGCCCACAACAGTGTCTTTAAGCTCCAAGGTATAGTATACAACAGTCTTTCCTTCAAGCAAAGCCCTAGTAGCTAGGTGAACCAATACCATTGATTTTCCGGCCCCTGTTGGAGCGATAACGACACCTAATTCAGAAGAGCCAAGTCCACCTTTGCAGATTTCGTCCATTTGAGACCAGCCAGTTGTGATTGGATTTCTTGAGATAAGTTCAAAACGCTTCAGGAGATCTTTATGGTAATCATGACCAAAGTTGTTGTCTGTTCCAAGAACTAATGCGTCCTTGATTACCTTTTCAATCTCGTCAAAAGAGGAAGAGTTCAAAAGCTTTGCTGATTTTAACATTGCTCCTTTGAGAGCTTGCTTACGACAAAAGTCGATAGCTTTATCTTTTACATACATTGCTTCTTCTACACCTTCAGACTTATGAATTCTAGCATAGAACTCTCGAACCAGTTTTGCCACTGCTTTGTCGTGGTGATTTAATTCTGTTCTAAGAAGAGACATCATAACCTCTGCATTAGGGTGAGTATTGTATTTATTTCGATATCCTATCAAGGTTTGTGCAAAGATCTGCAAATATTTTGTCTCAAAATAATTTACATCTAAAACCTCTGTGATTTGGTCAAAGAATGGTCTGTCCTCCAACATAAGTTGGCAGATATTCTCTTGGAATTTCTTTCCAAATTTTGAAAATGAGTCTTTTTTAGTAAATTCGTTCATAATGTCCTCCGTTGTTGATTATATGATAATATAACCTGTCTTGAATCACTTGTCAAGTAAAAATTATAAATTTATCCAACCACATTCTGTAGCTGCGATTTTTGCTGTCTCGAGTGCGGTGCCTAGGTCTCTGCATTGATAGGTTTTTTGTTGTCCTAGGACATTTACACTCCAAGTTTCGTTGAATTTAAAAAGATGTATGGCAAGTGTGTCGTCAAAGAAGAATTTTAACTCATTGTCTGATGATTCAAGTCTCCATCTTTCTATCATTTTACCTCCGTATATTTCTAAAAACTTGTTGTAAATCGTTAAAGTTCAAATGCCCAGCGTCATCGTCAAATAGCATTTGAGTGAACTTAATTTTGTCAAAATAAGGCTCGAAATCAGCCAAAGCTTTATCGATCATCATTCTGTTGATAGGTCTAATGTTCGGATAATATAGCTGCATTATTTTGAAGTTGTCCTTAACTAGTTGCTCGTTAGCCTCAATGTTCTCATGTAATTTTAGTTTTTTTGTTTGCATGGCGCAGTCCCTGATAATATCGGAAGTTTCATAAACGTCCTCTCTTACCAAATAAGGAAAGCGCTTTGCAATGGTTTTAAGACCAGCACCTTTAATGCCGGGAAGATTATCACTTGGATCTCCTGCCATTGCTCTTGCTAATGCAAAATTCTTTGGATGAATCTTGAATTCTTCCAAAACAGAATCTTTTGTCACGACTTTCTTTTGAATTGGGCGATAAATTTGAGTTTCCTCGTCGCACAACTGAAAGAAGTCTTTGTCTTAAGATATAATTGTTTTTCTCCAGCCTTTGTATTGCTTTGTTTTGACAACGTGTGCAATGATATCGTCTGCTTCTGTAAAGTCTACAATAAGCTGTACCACAGGCATTTGATTAAGGTATTCCATCAACCTTATTTGTTGATATCCTTTGTTTGCCGCTTCTTGATCCTCTGGTAATTCAATCATTCTTCGATTGAATCTCACAGGCTTACGGCCACCTTTATAGTCTTTGTTCATAGAACGCTTTCTTTGAGAACCTTCATGGCCGTCCCAAGCTACGATTATCTCGTCAGCGTTGAAATCCCTAGCCACCTTTTGAAGGCTTTTTAAAAAGCCAATAGTGCCGCCTACAGGCATACCTTTTTTGTCTAAATGAGGGCTAATCACATAGCTTCTCAAAAACATGTTTAGTGCGTCAATAATAATAACGTTTTTCATTCTTCATTCTCCTGTAATAGTTGTAGTTGTTCAATTGTTAGTGAAAGGTTATAGAGGTCTTTACCTTCTTTTAGAAACTTGCTTATTGTTCTAATTTCTTCCAAAAGAAGAACATCTTTGTCTTTTGGAAGTTCTTGTAAGATTTCCCACTCAAAGGCTTCTTCTCCAAATTTATCAAAATCTTCTTGGAGAAGAGAATTTGGATGACGGCTTACTCGAAGTTCATACAAGTGTTGCTTCCATCGCAATTCTCCTCTCAATGTTTCTCCAACATAAATTTTTCCATTTTGTTTGCTCTTTATTTGATAAATGCAAGCCGGCTCTTTATCTTTACGTTCTTGGCGCCAAAGAGCATTTTGTTCAGCAATTTTATCTTTGTTTTCTTGACGATAAAGAGCTTTATATTCAGCAATTTTATCTTTGTTTTCTTGATAATAAAGAGCCCCTTGTTCGGCAATTTTATCTTTGTTTTTTTGACGATAAAGAGCCACTAGTTTGTTTCGACAGATTTTACAAGTACCCCTGTGTCCGTCTTTACTTGCCTTCCTTTTATAAAACTCGCTCAACGGTTTTTCAATTCCGCACTTTGAACATTTCTTCATTTGTCCTCCAATGTTTGTATGTTTATAATATAACATGTTCCAACAGAATTGTCAAGAAAAAAGATAAAAAAACCCCGAAGGTAAAAACCAACGGGGTTAAAGGAGGTACATCATGAAACTAACAGCTTTACACTAACTAGTCCTCGGAATTTTCTTCTGTGTCAATATTCACATTTTTTCCTTCGCTTTCGAACTTTTTAATGATTTCTTCGTCCATGATATCGAAAACAACTTTTCTAAACTCTTCTTCTTTCAACTTGTCAATCCATTGAGATCTTTGGAACTTAAACTCTTTGCCGTCTCGGTCATAAAGCTTATTCCAAGCGCCTGCTTTGAATCTACCAGAGCCTGAGAGTCTTAATGCTTCCAACCAAGATTCTTCGTCTTGAATCCCAATATCTTTGCCCCATAGAATCTTAAAGCCACAATTTCGTCCCTCAGAACCAAATCGAGATTTCTCAATCTTAACTTTTACTTCGGAACCAATTCGTAGACCGCTATCGTCAACAACAAATGAAGCTTTTGCTTTTCGTTTAGTTAGCCAGATTCTCAAAGAACAGAAGTATTCAATTGCCTTACCGCCGGGAGCGATATAAGGTGTTGTCATAGCCTCTGCAACATTTGAGGTAATGTTTGTTTTTAACTGGTTGATAAGCAACAAAGTGCATTGTTGATTAGCCAATGGAATTGTAAGCTTTGGAAATGCTTTCGCAAAAATCCTAGGCTTCATTGCCATTGTGCTTTGAGGATTGAAGTCTCCTTCTAGCTCTTTCTCAGAAGAAGTTGCAGCAATTGAATCCCAAATAAAGAAAAACTGTGTATCTGAGTATTCAGACATTAAGTCTTCAATTGTCTCCAATGTTTTCTCAACTGATACTGCTTGAATATACATGAAATCATCATTAATATCAATTCCAGAGTTTGTTAAGAAGTTTGGATCGATTGCTGACTCTGCGTCAAAATAAACAACAAAGTGTCCCATTTTTTGAGCTTGTGCTGCGATTTGACAAGCCATATAAGATTTACCTGCTGAAGATAGTCCAGCAAGCTCAGTAATTTTCCCTACTGGGATTCCAGCCATCTTACCTCGGCAGATAATAGAATCCAACCAGCGTGAGCCAGTTGGAATCCACTCTTTAACCTCGGTAGGATTATCTTCATTTAAGTCATGCGCAACGTCAAGTCCAACTTTTTTATTGACGAACTTTTTCATTGCTGAAATGTCAATCTTACCCGGCTTAGTCATTATCGAGTCTCTCCTGAGTCTTCTGTTTCTTCGGAGCCAGTATCTGCTGGTTCTTCAGTTGAAGGCTCAGAAGAAGGTTGAGTTTCCTCAACTTGTTCCTCTACTGAGGTATCTGCTTGTTCTTCTTTGTCTCCACAAGCCAAGAGCAACGTTAATAACAATGTCATATTTTCTCCTATTGTTTTTATAATCGTTTTGTATGTAGGTCCACTACAATAAAAAAGGGCCGTCTTTTTTCTAACCTAGGGAAAGACGGCCAAAACCCTTAACAACACAGGAGGACCTACAACTAATTATTCGCCATAAAGTCGTCGAAAGCAGAGTCAATGCTGTTATCAGGCTTCTTATAGTGAGTTGTCTCAGAGGAAGAAGCCTCAGCAGAGGAATCAGAGGACAAATAGGTGTCCAACAATTCTTGAACTTGTTCAGTTGTTTTACGTTCAAACAGTTCATCGATAACAGGAACAGAGTCCAAAAGCTCTTGACAATCAGCAATCGCATCGTCACAGAGGACAGAAGGACGACGGCGAGGTTGCAAGGCAGTCTTAGGGAAAGCACCGGGGCCAGAGGCCAAAGTATAAGTCAATTTAATATCAGTCCCAGTTTGAGGATCAGTGATATCACCATAGTCAGGGTCAAGGACATAACCCAGCAAGGTTTCATAAGCAGTCTTTCCATAAGCCCAAATCTTTACGCCTTCGGACTCAGAACCACGCACCAATACAGGTGAATAATAACGCTTTCGAGCAAACATTTTCTTTGCTTCATTCTTTAAAGTGGTATCGTCATTCTCAACACCGTCACGCCATAGTTTTGAGGCAAAGTCGCAGATAGGACATTCGCCGCCGTCGTTACGCTTGTTGCAATAGATACCGGGATTCTTTCCAACATTATAATGGAAATGAAATTCGCGGAACGGGTCTCCGTCCGCAGTTGGGAGGATACGGATATTTTGATCTCCCGCTTTTGGTTTCCACATTGTGGAAGTTTTACCAGTTGGTTTTCCGCCAGTTTTAGATGCATTCAATTTGGCTCGCATCGCTTCTAAATTCAAAGACATAATATTTCTCCTATTGTCATTTTATTTTTTTGTGTTTTATCACTAAGGTAGTCAGACTATTTTTTCATTCCGACCCCGTTGCAATTCGTTTATATTATTAATATAACATGAAACTCAAAGGTTGTCAAGTAATTTTTTTATTTTTTTTCATTACTAATTAGTTTTCATTTCAAGTTATATTAGTATTATAACACTTTATTTTGGGTTTGTCAAGTGTTATTTTAAAGTTTTTTGAAAAATTTCTTTTAGCTCAGATTCGTTCTTTATTCCTGTGAATTCTCCGACTTCGCTTCCATTTTTCATTAAGATAACTTTTGGAATTCCTCGAACTCCATATTGCTGTGCAATATCTCGATTTTGATCTACGTCAACTTTTACAAAAGTAATATCTGTTTCTGTATCTTCAATCGCTTCAATTGTTTTTGTTAGCATTTTGCAAGGCCCGCACCAATTAGCAGAGAATTGAACATAAACTGTTCCAGTGCTTGTAATTTGGTTGAACTCTTCTGTTCCATTAATATTTTTCATTGTACTTCTACTCCAAGTTGTTTTAACCGCTCTACTGTTCTCTCTGTTACTTCTTCAAAGATTAAGTCAACGAGCAGTTGATCTATTTGCTCATCTAATGTCATGATTTCTCCTTTGTTAAATTGTGCTCGGGTAGGGATTTGAACCCCACAATTCTGATGTTTTTAATTGCCTGCCCACATCAGTTATCTGCAACCGTACAGCCGAGCAGAAAAAAGCCCCTTATCTGACTTGAACAGATGACCGCCTGATTACAAATCAGGTGCTCTACCAACTGAGCTAAAGAGGCAAAAAAGGTGGACTTCGACCGGACTTGAACCGGCATCTCTCGAGAATTCTACCATTAAACTACGAAGTCCAAAAAAAGTACACCCGGCAGGATTCGAACCTGCGACCCACTGCTTAGAAGGCAGTTGCTCTATCCAGCTGAGCTACGGATGCACAAAAAGTAGACAGAACGAGGAATCGAACCCCGGACCCTAGCCAATAGCTTACTTAATTCCGCCTAACTAGTGATGCTACCACTGCATCAATTCTGCCGTATAAAAACCAACACTAAACCTCAGAACCATACTTAAATTTAGTGTTGGAACTTTGATTCATCAATCTCAGTTAAATCGAGAAAGATTACTAGCAAAGCTTTTCCATCATCGATCATTTTTTATTTTATCCTTGACGCGACCTACGTCAACTTCTATTTCAATGAACATACTAATAATATAACATATTCAAAATGGTTTGTCAAGTATTTTTTTCATTTTTTTCAATAAATCTTTCAAGGTACCATTTTGCCTTCTTTAAATCCTCAATGGCATCTTGGTCAGGCTTTCTTCCTGCTCTAGAAATGTATTTAACAACATTCCCCAAGTGAAAGCCCAAATCCCATTCTTCAATAACGGATATTGCTTCATGTTTTGAATCCTTGCCTCCATAATGCTGAGGGTGATCAATGAATTCATAGTCTCCGGGACCTTCGTTATACATTCTTGCAATAACTAAAGCATTCTTTAAAGCCTCCAGTTCAGTTGACCCTCTAACAATCTCTTTTACTCTTCCTATTGTTAATTCAGCAATCCAATATCCTTGGTGCTCATTGACTCTTAGTTCGTCAACCAATTCGATAATCTCTTCTCTCGCCATTGATATTAAGTTGTTTGTTTCTCTAATAACTGATTCTAAAATCATTTGCCCTCCTTTATTGTTTGAATGATTTCTTTAAGGCTCACAATAAGCCCTGCTACTTCAAATATTTTCTTTACTGCTATATGAGCGTGATCAGGTTCCTCTATAAGGAAATTAAGCAATCTGCTTTCAACGCTCTCTAATCTCTTCAGTTCTTTCTTTAAATGTTTTAAGTCCATTGTTATACTCCAAAAGTTTCTTTGCCAATGTATTTTCAACAGCAAAGGGTGCTCCATCAATAAGTAATATGGTAATTCCCAAATTTGTCTTTCTTAGCGTCTCAACTCTTGAGTTCTTGTACCTCTCAAAAATCATTCTTCCCCCTGAATAAAATGCGTATAGTGCATAGAATAGTATAGATTCTCATCCGAAGCTTTCCAGATCGCATAAGAGGTTTCTCTTTCCAATAGCTTGTTCTTGCGGATTCTATCTTGAATCTTTGGCAAGACCGTTTCGTCATTGTCTAAGTCCTCTTCGTCTATATTATAAAGATAACATGTTTCTGTTATGTTGTCAAGTGGAAATATTAACTTTTCTTCATTTTTTTCTAACGAACCCAAACCAATTGTTGAGATTCTCGAGATATTCTTTGGCTCTTGAATTTGTCCGAATTCTGGTTTTGTGTGTAAACAGAAAAATATATTTTGTAGCAAAGAGTAAATGCCATAGTTCACCTTTTCATAGTATCTCGAGATTGAACCAGAGCCAAATATCTCTAACAACACCTTGTTTGAGGCCAAAATCATATTTGATATCTTTCCCGATCTCGCATATTGTTGCAAGACATTGAAATGTACTTTATTTCTCATTCTTTCTTCTCGAGAAGAAAATTCAAGGTCGGGTTCAATATAAAAAACAGTCATTTTAAGGTCTTGTAATGCCTCTAGAATCCTTAGAGAGGCTCCAGCCACCTTACCGGAACCACAAACAAATAAAATGCCCTCAGACTCATTTTTGAGGCTTTTAGAGGGTAGTTTTATTGGGTTTTCGTCATACTGTTCGACTGCATCATAAGCCTCAAGGCCTTCGCCGGCGTCCAAAGAGATTATTTTGTAAATCTTAGAGTGTGGCTTGAATAAATTTGCAATTTCCTTACCT